AAACTAGATGATGCTAATTTAGCAGGAACTAAAAATAGCGCTGAATGTACTCTAATTCTTACAGAAGGAGATTCAGCAAAGACCATGGCTATTACAGGTCTCAGTGTAGTAGGAAGAGACCGCTATGGAGTGTTTCCTCTTCGTGGTAAAATTATGAATGTAAAAGACGCTACGCTACAGAAAATCAGTGATAATGCGGAAATTACAGCAATCAAGAAGATTCTTGGATTAGAACAGAATAAAACTTATAAAGACCTCTCATCACTTCGTTATGGCTCTATTATGATTATGACAGATCAGGATCACGATGGTAGCCATATTAAAGGACTTCTATTCAATATCTTTCAAAGTATGTGGTCATCACTTTATAAAATGGATGGATTCCTATCATCTATGCTTACACCTATTATTAAAGCATCAAATGCAAAGAATGAAGTTATTGAGTTTTATAATATGTCTGATTATGAAAAATGGAGCGAAACAGATATTGCAAAGAAAGGTTGGAAAATTAAATATTATAAGGGACTTGGTACATCAAACGATCAAGAAGCCAAAGAATATTTTAAGAATATGAAGAAAATTACTTATAAATATACAGAACAATCTGATGAGCATATTGATCTCGCTTTTAATAAGAAACGCGCTGATGATCGTAAAGAGTGGCTATCTAATTATAATAAAACTAATATTTTAGATTATACAAATTATTCGGTTAATTATGAAACATTCATTGATAAAGAACTAATTCATTTTAGTAATCGTGATTTACAACGTTCTATTAATCATCTTTGCGATGGTCTCAAAGAAAGCACAAGAAAAATCCTATTTGCCTGTTTTAAAAGAAAACTTTATACAAATGAGATTAAAGTAGCACAGCTTTCTGGATATGTAAGTGAAGTATCTGCATATCATCACGGCGAAGCTTCATTACAACAAGCTATTGTAGGTATGGCACAAATATTTGTAGGTAATAATAATATCAATTTACTTGTTCCTAATGGACAATTTGGTAGCAGAACACTATCAAATGGTTCAGATGCTTCATCGCCAAGATATATTTATACGCTACTATCTAAACTTTCAAGAACAATTTTTAGAGAAGACGACATTAATATTCTAAATTATCAAGAAGATGATGGACAACAGATTGAGCCCGAGTATTATATTCCAATCATTCCTATGATTCTTGTAAATGGAGGCTTAGGTATTGGTACTGGATATTCAACAAATGTACCACAGTTTAATCCTACTGATTTAATCAATATTTCAAAGTTAATTTGTGAAGCTATTAAAATTGCTAATATTAAGACTGAAACAGAAGAAGATTTGGAAAGAATTTATGATACTATTGATTTAACACCAATTGATGAGCTTGTTCCTTATTATCTAGGTTTTAAAGGAGTCATTGAGAAAAATGAAAAAGATAACTATGTTAGTAAAGGTATTTATAATTGGACAGATGATAATACAGTAGAAATCACAGAACTTCCTATTGGAACGTGGACAGATGATTACAAAGAATATTTAGAGAATATGATAGTAAATGGTACAAACAGTTTAAAATCTATTGAAAATCATTATACATCTAAAAATATTCGTTTTATCCTACATTTTAATACAGGTGCTAAACAAACTATCGGTGATAAGTTTGAAACATTATTTAAACTATCATCTTCTAAAAATCTCAATATGAATAATATGCATCTCTTTAGTGAGAAAGGTGCTATTAAAAGATATGATACAACAACTGATATTATTAAAGAATGGGCAGAAGTTCGTATTAGAAAATATTTTGAAAGAAAGAACTATAAAGTAAAGATATTAGAGAAAGATTATAATATTTTATCGGCAAAAATTAAATTTATTACAGATGTAATTGAAGGTCGTATTATTATTATGAATAAGAAGCTTACAGAAGTAGCTGTTCAATTAGAAAATGCCGGATATTCTAAAATTTATAAAGATGATAACGACTCTTCTGAAGTAGAAACAGATGATAATATTAAAGGGTATAGATATTTAATTAGTATGCCTATTTCACAACTTACATATGATAGAAAACTCATTCTAGAGAAAGAAGTAGAAGAACTCAATAACAAGCTTAATAACCTTAAAAATACTAATATAGAAGATATTTGGCTTACTGAACTAATGGAGCTTGAAGAAGCATGGAAAGAACACAAAGAAACAATAGAATTAGATTATGAAAATGATAAAAACGGTATTGTCAATAAAAGCGGTAAGGCTAAAACAACAAAAGTTGTTAAAAAGAAAAAATAAAACTATTGAGCTATTCTAAATACATCAAGAATATACGTAATATAATCATGAATACCGTATACAATAACACTATTTGTATTTTCTATATTATATTTCCATTTAAAAGGTATTATAATAAATTTATTATTTTTTAATTTAATAGTCGTAAGAGGAAATAAAGGATTCTCAGGATCATAATTATCAATATTATTATAAGGATGTGATAATGTTATTTCGGTATCTTTTATAGAATGTATAATAGTATATTTAAAATTATTTTTTTTCCATATTTCATCAATTATTAAATATTTAGATACAATATTAGGAGAAAACCACAATGATACAACGTCGTCTAATTCTTTAATACTATCTTCAATTATAATAGGTTGTTTGTTATATAATAATGAAAAATCAAAATTATACATATTAGTTTGATGTAAAACTATATCATCTCTATGAATAAAATATAATGAAGCATATACTAGTATTATAGCAACTATAAAAGCAATAATATAATAATACAACATTTATTAAATATAAATAAAAATTTTATATATTATAATACGACATAAATATAAAGAGTAATATGAAAAAAACGCTCAAAGGAACAAAAAGAAGAATTAAAAAAGGTAAAAAGGGTGGAGGTATTGAAAATAAAATAGTTGATTCGGTCATAAATGGAATTAATGCTAAAAAAAAATTATCTGGTAAATTAAATATTGCTAAAGAAGGTATAACTGGTAAAATTACTGGTTTAAAAGGTGACTTACCTGGTAAAATTTCTGGTTTAAAAGGTGATTTATCAGGTAAAATTACTGATTCTAAAAATGGTTTAATAAATGCTAAAAAAGGTATAGTTGGTAAAATTACTGATTCTAAAAAAGATTTTGTAAAGAATAATGGAGAATTAATTGATCAATATTCTGATGCTAAAAAAGGTATAACTGGTAAATTTTCTGGTATTAAAGAAGGATTAAAAACAAAAGGTGAGGGTTTTTTATCATCATCAAAAGAATTTTTTTCTAAAATGCCTTTTTTTGGAAATAATAATACAGAAGAATTTCAAGGTTCTGATAAAGGAGAATATTTAAATGAAAATTATAGAACGGAACTTCCTTATGTTAAAGAATATATACCAGAATTAACAAAAGAAAAAATAGAAGAAAAAATAGAGAAGGATAAGGAAAAGGTAAGAAAAGCAGAAGCAGATTATAAGGAATCTAAAAAACTTTTAAAAAAAGAAAAAGAAGAAAAATTTATAGAAAAAGAAAATGATAAGAAAATTAAACTTCAAAAATTTACAGCAAATCTAGCATCAAAAGACGCTTATGATTTAAGAAATTTTTTAACATTAGCAGCAATAATGACATTTATTGCTACATCTAGTAAAGAAACAATATCTAAATTTATTGATGTTTTAGGAGAAATATTACCACTTATGCTAAGAATAATTAATAGTGATATTATTATTAAACATATAATTCCCATGGCAATAATAATAGGAACAGTACTATTTATAATGTATATCATGGGATTCAAAGTAAATATAGGAAATACATCATCTGGAACAATTAATAATAATCCTAATATAAAAATAGCAGAAAATAAACCAAATTATAATAATTCTGAAACAATATATGATAATATTATGAAGATTATAATGTCAATACCAGGATTAAAAAATATTTTTGCTAATTATAAAGATATTAGAAGTAGATTAACCAATACATTAAGTGGAGTAGATACATTACAAGAATATAGTATTGATCGTCATTCTATAAAAACGGGTAGAAATGATAATATATATAATATTAAATTAGCTAAATACTTTGGAAAAACAGATAATGATATTAATTCTATAATAGCACCTGCAGATTTAGAAATTAAATATGAAGATAATAAAGATCTTCTTATAGATTTAAATATTCTTCCTAAGAGTATTCAAGATGATATATTAAAAGATAAAAAAAATATAAAATTAAAATGGGATTTGGAAAATAATAAATATATTATGAGATGTAATAATATTATAGACGAGGATGGCAATAAGGTTGAAAACTTATATAGTGATTGTTCTAAAAAAGCACAAAATAAAAATAATTCATATGATAAAGAAAGAGAGCGATTAGAATATAATAATTTAGATTCTCTTGTACCATTAAACATTTAATTTGATTGACACCGTAAACATGTTTTAAATATTTTATAAATATAAAGAAGAATATGGAAGAATATGGTAAAATAGTTCCTGTAGGAGAAGTATGTACAATGGACTTTGCTAAATCATTAAATATATTTGATAGCTGTAACTATTTTATAGATTCTATTCTTAAAAGCGACGGTAGTAATATAAAAGTATATAATGGCAAAGATGATGATAATGCGAAAACAAATTCTATATGTTTTTTATCTGATGATAAATCAATAGCATATGAAAATTGTGCTTATAAATATAATAACCCTTATCTTGTTAATACTATAATAGATGGTAAAAGTTATTGTAAATTACCAGAATATTTAAATCCTACACCAGATTATACAGTTGGCAAAGAAATATATAAATTAGGTGAAATGACAAAGACTTCATTTAATTCTGAAATATATAATAAATATTCTTTGAATCAATTATGTGAAGAAAGATGGCATGATTGGTTTTGTATTCCTGATTATCATATTGGAAATAAATATTTTAATGAAGTACCGAGTGATTTAGCTAGTACAAAATCTGTGGGTACATGTTTTACACCTTGTCCATTTAATTATGTACCAAGAGATGATAATCCTAGTCTTAATAAATGTATAATAAAAGGTGAATTCAGAGGAGGTATTTTTGCCGGAACTTTTAATTATACACCTATGGCATTGATATGTTTATTTGGATTAAATGAGGAATTTTTTAAAGATAATAAATTAGGATATCCAAATTATATGAATATAACATCAAATATTATTGTTAATGATAAAAATTTAAAATTTAATAATAATGAAGAAAATCCTATAAACATTATTGATTATATAAAAGATCCTAAAAATGGTATTTTAGATAATATATGGAAACCTATAAAAGAAGATATATCTACTAATTGTAATAAAATACATGAAATAATACCAGATATAGATGATGTGTTTATTGAAAATAATATTATAGAACCAGATCAGAATATTAGAGCTTCTTATAAAGATTTAACAGAAAATATATTATTTTCTTATAATCTATCTAAAAAAATTAAATACTTATTAGATAATAAAAACGAAAATCCTTTAGATAATAATTATGAAGATTATAAGAAATGGAAAAGAGGTTTAATGGATATTAATCCTAAATTAACAAAAGAATTATTAAAATATCATGTTAAAATTTTTAAAAAATGTGCAAATATATGTTTTGATGGTAAAAGTTCTTATAGTAAAGACTATATATTATATACTTTAAAAAGAATATATAATATTGATGAACCTATTATATTTGAAGATATAGATTTTGATCCGGAAGATGAGGAAATTATAATTAATACTTTTAATATTAAGCCAAAAAAAGAATCAAACTTCTTTGAAAGTTATACAAATGATTTTTATTATATTAGAAGTACTATTGATGCATATATTATAAGTATTTTATTAAGTTTTTTGATAATAATATTATTTATAATATATATAACATATTACGAAGATATAATTAGTATATTTAATTATATTTATATTACTATATTATGGTTATATTTTGATATAAGATCTTTTATTTATTATAGATTTATATTCCTTTATTATCCAGATGATACAGATATGCTTAAAAAAGATTATATTAGAAAATCGTATTCATCATTTGTTGAAAAAGATAAAGAGTATTTAAAAAGATTTGAAAATAATTAAATAATTGATTTATAAACTTTACAATAATTACTCATAGCATCTTCTTTTGACATACCTTTAATACTATTCCAAGCACTCCATTTTGTTTTAGCTTCTAAATAAAACATAGAAGGTTCACTAATATTACAATCACCTACTGTAGCTTGTTTATAATATTTATAAAAATCTACCATATTAGTTGTAGTAATTGAAAATTCTTTATTATTTTTATTATCGTTAACAAATTTAACAATTCTATTAAATTCTTCCTCCATTATATGTATATAATACATATCATTAATTCTTATATAAAAATATTATGTTATATAAGAATTATATATAGTTATTGTAAAATGTTTAATAATTATCAATATGAATATCCTGAAAGCGAAAGATTAATTGTTATTGGTGATATTCATGGTGATTTAAAAAGATTTAAAAATATTTTAATAGATGCGCAAATTATTAATAATAATCTAGAATGGATAGCTCAACCATCTAATACTATCGTAGTACAATTAGGTGATCAAATTGATAGTGCTAATAGAACAAATACTGTTAATAACTGGGAAGTCCTTGAAGATACTGATATGTTATATTTTACAAATACATTAGATAATATAGCTATTTCAAAAGGAGGACGTGTAATATCTTTAATTGGTAATCATGAACTAATGAATACACAAGGCAATTTTTCATATGTATCTGAAAAAAGCAATAAAATAAATCGCATAAATGATTATATTCCTAATGGTAAATTATCTAATATTCTTTCTAAAAGACCTGCAGTACTAAAAATAGGAAAATTATTTTTTTGTCACGCCGGTTTAAAAAAATGTCATTTAGATTTATTGAAATCTTATAATAAAGAAATTATATATATTAATACTTTGTGGAAAAAATATATGTTAGGAGAATTAAATGATACCGACGATATTATGTTATTTGAAAAATTATATATAGATAACGATGGTATTTTATGGAATAGAGAATTAGATTCAAAAGAAGACAATATATATACACTAAATGAAATAAAATGTATATATATGTTTATAGGACATAATACTGTAGAAAGAGTTTCTTTATT